CACGCTCGAGAGCGACGGCGCAATCGGGCAGGTCTGGTGCGCGCCGACCACGCCGCGCGGCCACCGCTCGCTGGAGATCTACATTCTCAGCAAGCAGCTGCTGCTCACGCTCGTGGACGAGTGCTCCGCGCAGGATAAATACAGCTTCCGCCGCGACGTGCTCGCGGGCATGACCGGACGGCTGAAGCTCCAGAGCTACGTCTGGGACGGCTACGCCGCCCAGCTCCGCTCCGTGCAGGAGTATTACGACCGCTCGATGGAGCTGCTGCAAGGCTCCATCCGCGCCGAGCTCTTTGCCGCCGCGCGGCCCATCCTCGCCAAGGAGGACGACGAGGCGTCGAGCTATTTCGCGCCGGGCAGCCGCGTGAAAAATTCGCTCGTCGCCGACGGCTGCACCATCGAGGGCAGCACCTTCAAAAGCGTACTGAAAGCCAACGGAACCGTGGGCGGCGAGATCGAGTTCTGCTACCTGAACACCAACTATGTGGCGGGCGGCATCCGACTGGACGATCAGGGCGCGGGCACGGAGTACGAGCGCACATACCGCATGTTCATCTACACCAACTATGTGCAGGGCGTGGGCTTTGCCATGAAGCTGCAGAGTGCCAGCGGCATCAGTATGGAGGCGGACGAGAACGTGTTCCTGTATGCGGGAACGAGAATGACCATCAGAGGAGACAGTGGCATCTACCTGACGGGAGATGTGTATGTCAACGGGACGCTGCTTCAAGTGAGCAGCAGCTAAGGAGGGAAAGCATGTATTTGATCGAATGCGCGAACGCCTATCTGGCGGCGGTGCAGCTGCAGCAGAAGGAAATGGACTATCAGACGGCGTTTGCTGTGATGATGGTGAAGAAGCAGCTGCAGAGCCATGTGGAGTTTCTGCAGAATGAGGAACTGAAGCTGGCGGAGAAGTACGCGGAGAAGGACGAAAAGGGCAACATCAAATGGACGGAGCGGGGCACCTTCCCTTATCGGGACGCAGACGCGGCGGCGGGATACCAGAGGGAACGCAGGGCGCTGGGCATGACGCAGGTGGAGGATGACTTCACGGTGCAGCACGCGCCGGTGCCGGAGAAGATCACGCCCATGCAGCTGGAAGCGCTGGAGAAGTTCATTGTGTTCGGAGGTGAGGGATAATGGCGACAGGGCTGCCATCCATGGCCTACGGCGACGGCATCAGCAAGCGCAAGCAGGTAAAGTTCGGCGGATACAACCACACGCTCGCAGCAGAGAACGGAGACTTGTGGGACATGGAGAATCTGACGAGCGACTTCTATCCCCTTTTAAGCCCGCGCACAAGGCGGTGGACATGTCGGACGCTGACGAAACCGAACGGTTTATATGCCCACGACGGGCTGTACTGGGCGGATGGAACGGGCTTTTACGCCGACGGCGAGCTGAAGGGCATCGTCACCGACGGGCACAAGAAGTTCACGAGCCTCGGCGCGTACATCGTCATCCTGCCGGACAAGAAATACTACAACCGCCTGACGGGCGACTTCGGCGCACTGGAAAGCAGCTGGAGCGGGAGCGCGAAGATTCAGGACGGCACCTACGCGGGCGAGGAAGCAAAAGCCAACACCATCTACGCTGTGGGTGCGGGAGCAAAGTTCAACGAGGGCGACGCGGTGACGATCTCCGGTGCGACGACGCATCCGGAGAACAACAAGACCGCCATTATCCGGGAGATTGACGGGGACAACCTGCGCTTCTATGAGAACACCTTCACCATCTCGGACGGCGGAGACAGCGAAACATTGCAACTCAGCCGCACGGTTCCAGAGTTAGACTATATCTGCGAGAATGAAAACCGGCTGTGGGGATGCAAGGGCGACACGATCTACGCCAGCAAACTGGGCGACATCTTCAACTGGAATGTATTTGACGGCGTGGCGACGGACAGCTTTGCGGTGGATGTGGCAAGCACTGGAGATTTTACGGCGTGCTGCAGCTATCTCGGCTATCCGTGCTTCTTCAAGGAGGAGCACATCTACAAGGTATACGGCGACAAGCCGTCCAATTTTCAGGTGATGGGCAGCGCCAGCTTGGGCGTGGAAAAAGGCAGCGACGAGAGCCTTGCCATTGCGGGGGAGACGCTTTTCTACCTGAGCCGGACAGGCATCGTGGCATGGAGCGGCGGCATCCCGCAGAGCGTGAGCGCGGCATTCGGCACGCAGCGCTTCCGGAACGGCGTGGCGGGCAGCGACGGGACAAAGTATTTCGTCTCGCTGCAGGACACGACGGGGGTGTATCAGCTGTTTGCCTTCGACACCCGCACCAACCTGTGGCACCGGGAGGACAGCACGCAGGCTGTGGGCTGGGGCTGGAATGAGGAGCTGTACTGCCTTGATGCGACCGGCAAGCTCTGGATGAACGGCAACGCCAGAAGCGTGCCGCAAGGCGCGGTGCAGGAAGCGCTGGTGGCATGGAAGGCGGAGTGGGCGGACTTCTACGAATACACCACCTATTCGTCTTCTTCCGCGGCGACACCGGAGAAGAAGGGAATCGGAAAGCTGCTGCTGCGGCTGGAGTTGGATGAAGATGCAAGCGTGCAGATCGACATGCAGTTCGACAGCGACGGCGTGTGGAGGACGGTGAAGACGCTGCAGACGGAAGTGAAGCGCAGCTACTATCTGCCGATCATCCCGCGCCGGTGCGACCACTTCCGCATCCGGATGACCGGAAACGGCGGATGCAGACTGTATTCGCTGGTGCGGGAAGTGTACAACGGCAGCGAACTATAAGAAAGGGGCGGACTATGGCAAACAGATACACATACGACGATTTTCAGAAAGCAATGCAGAGCAGCGGCCTCGGCGGGCAGTTCTCTGACGCAGACCTGAAGCTGGCGCAGCAGAACCCGGACGCAGGAATGAGCATCCTGAAGTACAAGCAGGACTACAAAAACGCTGCCACGGACGAGGCACGGGCGCTGGCCAACCTCGGCGCGGAGGGCATCCGCTCCAGCTACGGCGGATACACCGGCGGGCAGAGGGGCGCAAACTTCTACCTTGACCCGCTATCCCCCAAGGACTTCCAGAGCAGCGCAGCGCCGACCTACAAAAACAACTATGCCGACACCATCAGCGGCCTTTTGGACAAGCAGCTGGGCTACGGCAGCTATTCCTACGGCGAGGCGCAGCCGGAATACAACAACCGCTACGACGCGACCATTCAGGACTTGCTTGGCCAGATCGTGAACCGGAAGGACTTCAGCTATGACCCGGAGAACGACCAGCTTTACAGCCAGTACCGCAAGCAGTACACGCGGGAAGGCCAGAGAGCCACGCAGGACGCGCTGGGCGCGGCGGCGGCAGCCAGCGGAGGCATTCCGTCCAGCTACGCGGTGAACGCGGCGGCGCAGGCGGGCGACTACTACGCCAGCCAGATGACGGACAAAATCCCGGAGCTTTACAAGCTGGCCTACAACAAGTACATGAACGACTACAACATGAAGCTCAGCGACCTCGGCGCGGTGCAGGGCGCGGAGCAGAGCGACTACGACAAGTTCCTCAATGAGATGCAGCAGTACAACACCAACCGCGCCTTCGACTATCAGGCGTGGATGGACGAGTACAACCGCATCAACAACGACCTGCAGACGGCGAGCGGGCTGGAGCAGCTGGACTACACAAAGTATCTGAATGACCTGAACCAGTTCAACACCGACCGCAGCTTCAACTATGGGCAGCTGCTGGACGAGGTGAACAACCAGACGGCCAGACGCAGCGAGGCCATGAACAAAGCACTGACGGCGGCGGAGCTGGGCGACAATTCGTTCCTGAACGATATGGGCATCAACACAGACAACAACCCGGCGGACTACGAGCGGCGCTATCAGCTGGCGCAGCTGGCCGCGCAGTACGGCGACTACTCCGGACTGCGGGAGCTGGGCATCAATCCGGACGCGGCGGCACTGAACAAGTTCAACACCACGGTGGCGGGCAAGTCCTCTTCTGGAGGGAGCCGAAGCAGTGGAGGCGGCGGAAACACAATGCCGCAGGAGACCGAGACGACCGGGCTGAGCGCGCAGGACATTGCAGCGCTGAAGGCGGCCTACGGAACGAACATCGACGCTGACACATGGAACGGCATCCTGCAGAGCAATCCCGGCATTACGGAGGCAATGCTGACACAGGCGGGATTCACCAAGAG